ACATCAATATAAACGCGATGAAGGTTGTTGACACGACGAATAGGCGATCCACAGCCAATCGTGGAACGTTACCGATGATGTATCTGAATACGTTTGGTACAACCACTGTCATCCACAGTAGATTGACGTAATAGTTATTAGACATGTGTGGTACGAGGGTCATACCATAAATGGCCATCCAATAGGCAATCACCATAATCAAAACACTCACCGGCGTTTTCATTTAGTATGAACAGAGATTATTTATCCTGTATGTGCTGACCACAGAACTTGGTTCTTTCTGGAATCTTATCGTATATTCCCAGCTCCACACACATATCACGAAGTTCTATGTAGTTGTTCCAGAAACTTTCAGAGTGACTGTATTCATCCACAGTACAATGAGCCAATTCGTGAATGAGGACATGGAATATCTCATTTGGAGTTCCATCGAGGCACACAGCAATCTCTTCACCTTTATTTGTATTGTACCCCACAGAGTCACTCATTCGTATGAAACCTGTGATTGGAATGCATCTGGTGAGCATGTAAAATCTGGGATGCTTTGTATCGGTGATGTGTTTCCTGAGAGTTTCATATTTCTCTTTGACCGCGACGAGTTGTTCGGGTTCACGTGTGTTCGCGAGTATCAACATGTTGATCAGGATCAATAGAATGAATGCGATCATCTCTTATATACAAAGATAAATTTGCTATACAGCTCGGATATCGGGTTGCCCACGAGACCCTCCCAAAGTTCTAATTTGAAACCCAACTCTTCCAGGTGTGTGACAAGAAGGTCTCTATAAGCCACCGGTTCTGACTTGGGACCATCTGCGTAGAAGGGTGTATCTACCAAGTTTACGAAAAGTTTTTCACCGTAGCCCCCATTTCCATGGGTCTTCATGAGGAAGAAGTTTCCCATGTCATCTTTGAGTGGCGTTCTAAATATGATTCTTTCAGAGTCTGGTATGATTCCAATGAGTCTGGCCCCAGGTTTCATCCTCTTTCTTATTTCACGTATGGAACTGAAGAACTTGTCCTTCGTCTCAAAGATATAGTGAAGCGAGAAGTTGTAGCACACAATGTCATACTTCCGGTTTGGACAGTTGTGAATGTCCCCCTCGTAAAAGTTTACCCGCATACGCATATTCTTGGCGCGTGTACGAGCCTCCACGAGAGCACTCGGTTCTGGGTCACACATGCTCATATTTGCCCCACACCGGTGCCATTTCTGAAGATCACCACCGAAACCGCAACCAACATCCAATATTTGATCACCCTCCCTTGTGACCAACTGGATGAGATCCCTCTTGGCATCATTGTGGTTACGGCGGATCTCTTCCATCTTATATAATTTTTGGTTCTTATCTTTTACTTAGGAATGTGAATGACACATTTGACCTCCTCATCAATGACATCAATACTTAATTGTAAAGGTCCAAAGTAATTACATAAGTCTTCTCGTGTATTGATGAGGGTTCCGATAGACTCGGCATCCCGAGATTCTAAAAAATTACCCTGCTTACCTTGTTTAATGAGATATGGGAATATGTCCCTCTTATTCATGATACGAAACTCTATACCATCTTCTCTCAACACCGCTGTAATTAAAAATTCAAAATCGTGGTCCACCTCAATGTGTTGAAATTTGTAACAACGCTCACATCCCCAATATCGCGAGGACTTTATTTCAATCTTTCGTCCGTCATATGTTGCGTCATGTTGAGTGTTTGTGCGTTTATCAAGTTGAAACCACTCAATCGTCAGTTTTTCTATATCAGTCCCGAATGTTTTACCCTCTGATTTTGTGAGACTGAGTATAGTTTCATTGGCTCCCAAACTCTCGTAGTATTCATATCGCGATACCCGATTTTTTATGTTTTGGAAAGCATGTGTACCGACAATTTCATCCGGCGTCATAAGTCTCAAAGAACTTAAAACTTTAAAGCGGTTAATTTACAAGATATGGAACGTGTTATTAATGGTGATATCTTAGATGTACTTAAGACACTGAATGACAAAAGTGCTCAAATTGTAATCGCGGATCCTCCATATAACATCGGTAAAGATTTTGGAAATAAGAGTGATAAGCAACCCATGGATGAATACCTTCAATGGTGCGATAGATGGATTGATGACTGTTTGCGTGTTTTAAGAGATGATGGAACAATGTTTATTTATGGATTTAGTGAGATACTTGCTCTCATTCTCGCGCGCATCCCCCAACACATAAACCGAAGATGGCTTGTGTGGCATTATACAAACAAAAATGTTCCAAAACTCAATTTTTGGCAAAGATCCCACGAGAGTATACTTGTTCTCTGGAAAAACGACAAGGTATTTCACAAAGATGATGTCAGAGAGCCTTATACCGAGGGATTTGTAAAGGGTTCTGCGGGTAGAAAGAGACCCGCTACCAAGGGTCGTTTTTCAAATGGTGAGACTGAGACGACCTACACGGCTCACCCAAGTGGCGCGCTTCCGAGAGATGTCATTAAAATACCAACTCTCGCGGGAAGTGTGGGTAAAAATGAGAGGGTTGATCATCCCACACAAAAGCCACTTGATCTTTGTGATAAACTTCTGAGGTCATGTAGACAGGATCCAGAGAATGGATTTGTTTTAGTTCCATTCGCGGGATCTGGTAGTGAATGTGTAGCAGCTAAAAAGTTGGGTCTACCATTTGTGGGTGTTGAAATAAACGAAGAGTATGTGAATCTCATAAATGAGAGACTTAAGGTAGTTTAATTTGTACATCCTCCAATGAAATGGAAGAGTGTGGTAGCCAATTAAATAAGTAATAGTACACATGACCACTCCCTTCAATAAACTTTAACTTCTCGAGGTTGGTTTTAGATGTACCAACGTCCAGAGTGTTAAATACATCGTAGCCCAAATTTCGCGCAATGAGGAACGCGTCGTTGTATACATCACCCACAATATGAAATGCATATGCTTGTTTTACAGAGTCTGCCCCATCTACACGATCGTATGGAATCTCATAAAATGAAATGAAGTCATCTGTTTCGTCGTTTACGTAGGAGTTGATCGGAAGTACCCAATGCTTAACCCAATCTTTGTTTATGACTGGTGCAACCTTGAACTGTTTGAAGTAGTTTTGTAATATTCTCGTGACTCTCGGAATATCCTTTACCGTCATCTTTCTAAATTGAGAGTTTCCGTGAAGTTCAAAATATTTCTCCCTTGGGCGATTTGTTTGATAGAATCCCGTCTTTATGAGTCTCTTTACGTTCAAGAATCTGTGCCAATATGATGACTTCGCTAATGGTGTGGGTATCTTCGTGACCGCGGTGTACATGGCTTGCCATACGTTGTTACAATTGGCGATTCGTTTAATTTCACTTATAAGAATTGGAGCAAATCCACGGGTTCTATGTTTTGGATGAACACATAAAAAGTTAATTTCAACCATCTTGAGTTCTTTCGATTGAACACGAATAGTCATCGGAACACTTGAAATATAACCAATGAGTTCGCCCGTCTCATTCTCACGAATACCAATATTCTTGTAACCAGGGGCTTCAGCTGCCCAACGGACCGTATTAAGGGCGTAACTTAATTTAAACGTTTCATCTTTGACGTAGTACTTATCTATGAGTGGATGCGCTTCTTCAAGGGATGGTTCACACCATGTAAAACCATCAGGTAGTTTGTGTGGCGTCTCGACGACGATCCTTTCCTTTTCAATCTCTCTACCGCCTTCGTATACGACACCTTCCTGTGGAACGGGTTGTTTATCCCAAAATGTCCTCATTACAGATGTATGTAGGTATACTTTTAAGCTGGCTTAAAGTTTTCATGACTAATTAGTACATAATATGTCTCTTGAACAAGATTACACCACCGTTCCGGGTCAACTTTATGCGTGCCTCTCCGTCGTTGGTCCAGAGGCACCCCAAAAGAATGACAAGTTTGGTATCAAGATTCGTGGTGCTTTCGCCTCTCGAGATGAAGCTGCGGCGCACGCTAAGCGTCTTCAACGAGAAGATTCAACCTTTGACATCTACGT